ATGAATGATATTTTATTATCTAAAGCAAATACATTAGAAGGAATTTTAAGAACTTTTTTAGATTGTGGCTATAATGAATTTGGTGTGAAGGCAAACAATAAATTATTAAAAGATGATTGGAAATCTCCTATTAACTTTGCACTTGGTGTTTTATATGAAAGAAATCCTGAATTAAAATCTGAGATCCAAAATTTTTTAGGTAATATTTTCTATGTTGGATATAGTATTGAAGATGCTTATAATCAAATTGATGATAAAAATGAAGCTTTAGAATATATTGAAACAGTTATAATAAAACTTGAAAAATTATTAAATAAAGATTCAGATTCTTATTAAAAAATAAAGAGCTTTTAAGGCTCTTTATTTTTTATATCTTCATTTTTATCATCTTGTTTCAGCTGTTTAAATAGTTTCTTTATAGGAAAAGGTACTATTAATCCCATTTCTTTGAGATTTTCTACTATACTTATTCCTTCTGTTCCTACTACACTACAAATCATCATAATTTTGAAAGAAATAGGAAACCCGAGAAGAGTTATAGGAACATTTAAGTTATTCGCTATTATTAACCTATCTAGTGCAGCTCCAACCACCACTGCAAATATGTATCCACTTTTTTTAATTAAGCCCTTATAGCCTGTTTTAGAGGACAATTTCTTTTTAAGTAAACTCCTTAAATAACCTGTAATATAATCACAAGCCATAAATATAAACATTACTTCCATAGATATGCTCCAACCACCTATAAAATAACTTAAATAGCTTCCTACAATTATAAAAAATTTTATGATTCCCTTTTCTTTTTCCATTTCCCTCACCTATAATTTTAATTTTTCTTTCATTTCTTTATTATATTTAACAGCTTCTTTTGTATGGTCTATAATAGCTTGTTCAGAGTATCCTTCATTTTTGATTTTTCTTTTCCAAGAAGGCTCTCCAAACATTCTTACAGCACGATACATTGAAACTCTCTTATAAGCTGATACTCCATGCTCTTTCATAATAAAAATAAATATTTTATCTGCCCAATAACGATTTATAAAAGTATCATTTAATTCAGAGTACAAGTAATCATGAATAATTGCAGCCCTAGTATACTTGCCAAAAGGTGGAAAAAATATCCATAAAATTCTAGGGACACTTGCCAAATCAGTAATAAAACCTTTTGGTACTGTTATAACAAAACCATTTATTTCATACTTATACTCTTCTTTTAAAATCCACTTATTATCTGCTAATGGTTCAGTTAGTAGTGGACTTAATTCCATTTTTTCCTCCTATTTTTTGGATTCTTTTAACTTTTTAAAGAAAGGTTGTAGTTCTTGTACAGCATCTTCAATAGTTTTCTCATTGATAAAAATACGAAGTTTAGCTGGTAACCTTGAAACAAATTCTTGGACTGCTTGTTTCTTTAAAGCACCCAATCCTTTCCCTTCAAAACTAATCTCAGCTGCTACTACTTCTTTTATAACAGCTTCTTTTCCGCTGTATCTCCATTTTAATATAAAATATACTACCCCTGCTACCAATGTTTCAAATACTTTCCATAATAGTTGTTTATCCATTTTTATTCCTCCTATTTTTTGATTTTTTTAAACTCTTCATCAGATAATAACTCAAAATGAGGTCCATCATAACTTCCTCTTTGAACTTCATCTTTTGTACTTCCATTTAAGTTCCAATCTGCTCCACGCCTTGCTTTTATTCCTAATTCTTTTGCACATTCTAAAAGAACTTCTCCAATTTTATTAAATTTTTCTGCATCATTCCAATCTTCTTGTTTAAATGGATATGGAATAAAATCAAATGCTCTACTAGGTGTTTCACAATGCTTGCTATTCATTATTTTTGAAAAACCTTGTTTAACTTTTTTTCTCTGTTCCTCTGCTGTTCGATGTCCTTCAATTATTGTAAAATCAATTCTTTGTATAGCAAGATTTGCTATTTTTACTAAATCTGGATGACACCCTGTAAGATTATCTAAACTTCTTTTACTGAACTTTCCCATTTTTTTCCTCCTTTTATTTCCATTCTATTTTTTCAATTTCTTCTGCTGATTTAGTAGCAGATAATTTTATAGATAACTCCCCAAATTTATCAAATATTCTAGATTTTCTTTTTATAAATTCTGTTAATACATTCAATATTTGTAAATATGTAAAAACTTTGATGCTATTATCTGCAAGTATCCAGTTTCTTGTATCAGTTTCTTGAACTTCTGAATTACTTAGCATGTAGTCAGCTTCCCAAAAATTTTCTAAATCATGTTCTCTAACTTGAAAAGTATCACCATTGACAGTAATATTCTCATAAAGTTTATTTGTTCTGATTACTTTTAATTCTTCTCTTTTGCTATTTTTTACCTCTTCCAAATTTACAACCCATTCATTATTTTGCCATTTGTGATATTTTGAAGGTCTTTCAATTTTTACCAGTTTCTTATTTTTTATAACTTCTCCTTCCTCTAATATTACCTCTATCCCAGCTTTAATTTTTTCTTCTTTTTTCATTTCTCTAAGACCGTTTTCGTCTTGAATAGGATATTGAAATTCTTCTTCTGTTATTATCATATTTTCTCTATATTCTGGGTAGTAACTTAAAGGATTATTTTTTACATCATCTAAACTATTGGCATATACTGAATATACTTTTTTTATATCTTTATAGAAATTTATTGTTTTCATTTTTATTCCTCCTTTCATTTTATTTAGGATACTTATTTCATCATAAGTGAATCTGTATAGATTGGAAAATCTAAAAAGAAATGGACATCAAATAATGTACGCTGGAGGCTCGCCAGTACCTGTTGGAACAACTGGAAAGTTACCTGAATATGTAAGATATAACAATATATTAGATTATTATTTTAAAATTAGATTTTCTGGAGGAGTATCATTTTATGTTGTCTTAGATAACTCTACAAATACAAACATAGTCAATTATACTTTATTTAATGGTATTAAATTTTACTTAGATATTAATACTAATATTTTGAAATTAGTGGCTGACCCTAATAGTGAATTTATATCTATATCTGTTTTTAATAAATTGACTTAAATATTTATTTTAAACTTCCGTAAACAAATGCAACACAACTAGCGGTCAGTAAAGTATCAGATGGAGTAGCACTATACTTTTTTTCTAATGAATTACCATTTAACCAATAGGCATTAATTAGTATTTTTCCATTAATGAAGCCTTGATAGTTGATAAATCTAGCTTCTGCATCTGTAAGTTCTGCTCTGGCTGGAGATAATAAACAAAAATCTATGCTAGAAAAAGTATCAGAAATATCAATATAATTACCCATATAAGAGTTTTTTACATAAAACTTATAACCTTTGTTTTGTGATGTTTTAATTAGATTAAAGTTAAACAGATTTTCCAATCTCTCAAGAATTGAACCATTATCAAATGGAATATAATTATTGATATTTGGAGATATATCACTATTATTATTTTTACAAATATATAGCTTTTTTGTGTTATTATCCCAGTATGCTTTTCCTGCTTCTTTTTGTCCAGCAATATTTAAAATTCCACCATAGTCTTTTCCTATCATTTGTGTGAATTTATTACCTTCTAGTACTGTCCCTTCTTCTGTTCCATACTTAACAATTCCATATTGCTCAGCTGAAGCATAATCAGTTTTATTAACTTTTTTACTCATCCCTTCATTGAACTCTTGATGTGTTATATAACTGTGTAAATCAATGTTAGCATCTACCTTTGTTCCACTCGTGATATTGAAATAAATTACTATTACAAAAGAGTGAGGGCTGTCTTTCATCAATGGAATATAATCATATTTATCTCCAGCATTTGCATATGCATAAAGAATTTCTTCACCTTCATTACCTCTTGCATAAAGTCCTATTTCTCTGAAGATTTTATCCTCTCTCAAAGTAGCATTTGAAAATTGAAGTTCAATTGCTACTATATTCTTTTCATCTCCTTGTATTTTACAGCTAGTTACATTTGCTGTTCCCCATTCTTCTTTTACATCTGTTAAGAATCTAATCTCATCATTTGAAGTTATTGAACCATTTCCTAACTTTGCTTTTGTAAAAGTTAAAGTTTCGGATAAGTTTCCATTTATCTTTGCTTGAAGTTGTTCACCTTTTTTTGTTAGCTTTAAGCCTTCAAAATAACTCATTATTTAGTCCCTCCTATTTGAATTATCTTAGTAAACCCTATCCCTTGAGCTATATTCAATTCTGAATTTATCCTCATAGTTTGATCTAGTTTAAAATCAGCTTTTATCTCTATTTTTTTCATACTCTCAACTATTGATGAGTAGTATTTATTACTTTTATTATTGATTATTTCAAGTTCCCAATACATCCTTGCCCCAGCCTCACATACTTTATTTAAATCAGGCATTTTATTAATGATTTTTAAATCATCAATCATATTTACTTTAAATAGTTGGCTAGCTACCTCTTCAAGAGGTCTTGTCTTTAATTTTGTAACTTCTTTATTAGTAAGTTCCCTAGTTAATGAAAGTAAAAACTCCGTATTGGGTAATCCATCAAGTGCCATTTTTTTTATAATCAATGCTTGTCTATAAGTTTCATCATCTCGACCACTTCTCTTTTCATCGTATCTTTCACCCATAAAATCTAAGAATATCCCTGAACATTTTAATAATGATGTTTGATTTTTTAAATTTTCTATTAAGCTATCAATATATTCAATAACAGGCTTCAAAGTTTTGTATAATTTAATTGTATTTTCTTTTTGAAAATGCAAAGGTAAACCCTTTATAACTTCATCTATCATGATATTCTCCCAGCACTTTTTGGTATTTCATTAAAGTTTAATTGAATTGAATTACTCCAAATAAGGGTACTTTTTTTTCTAAACTTTAAATCAAAATCAGTGTATTTATAGTTTTTATTTCTTATAACTTCATAATGATTTGGTACAGATGTTGGAACATTTACAACAACACTTCCCCTTGTATCAGGTGTATGAATGTGCATATAAATAGCATGTGCTATTTCTTCTTTTATTCCTCCATCTACAACTATCCAAATGCTTTTTGGAGAAAGTCCAAAACTGTTAATGTTCATTGTATTATTTCTTATCCCATTAGCACTTTTCACTCCTGGTAATTTTCTAATAGCATTTAAAACAGGTAATAAAGCCCATTTTCCTTTACTATTTCCAGCTAAATATCTTTTTAAATACTCATAATCAGTTTCAGAAGAAAGCCCACCTTCTCCAATTTCTGTATTTTGTACATCTACTATTGAAGCTGGTGCTTTTATAACTTTTTCAATTTTATTAATTTGAATGTTTCCTTCCTCTCCATCGAACAGGCTTTGAAATAGTATTGTTTTAGTCTTTGAAGAATCCACCTCAAACCTTTCTATATTTTCATATCTTGTCCCATTTTCTGCTTGGATAATAATATCCCCTTGTATTACATCAACAAAACCTGTTGCTGTAACTTTACAATGTATTTGGGCTTTTGTTCCAAACCGTCTAGGGAAAAAATATAATAAGTTATCTAGTTCTTCATTTTGTGCATTATATATATTTAAACCCCTTGCTATTGAAATAATCTTATCTTCCAAGTAAGAACAAAGATATATAAAAGGTGCTGCTAGTTTGTAATAATCACCAGTTGGCTCAACATTGAAATCACTCCCAAAGTTTTCCTTTTTCTGTGCCTCTTTTTGTGCTAATTCCATAAGTCCTTGAAAGCCTTTTGTTTCAAATTTATCCACTGATAATCACCTCTTTTTCTATATCATTATGTTCTTTATGAGTTATATATATTTTTGCTTTTAAAGTTCTTTCTTCCTCAGAAATTATTTGATAACTAACTGATTCTATTTCACTTCTAAACCATTCTTGTAACTTTCTGCAAATATGTTCAAGTTTATACTCAGCTACATCTTGTTCATTTATTATTCTTATATCAAGTCCTAAATTTTCATCATAAAAGCACTCTATTGAGTATATTTTTAAAGAGTTTACTACTCTTTGCCAAAACTCTTCTATCCCTGAAATAGTTGAAAAGTTAATATCTCCATCATTCATTTTTATAGCTTTCATTAAACTACTCCTCCACTTGTGTCATTTCCTTTTGCTACTCCTGAATGCTTATGATTTTTTAAGCTCTTATCTCCAGCCTTAACATCTTCTGTTGCTGAAACAGTTCCAGTTGAGGATATATTCCCAGTCTGTGTTGTATTTCCATTTTGAGTAGTATTTCCAGTTATTTCAACATTCCCTTTTTGACTAGAATCTCCTGTTAAATCAATATTTCCTTCTTCTAACCTATCTCCAATAATTCTAATATCAGAAGGAAATTCAAGACTTTCAGTAGTATTTGGGATTGTGAAAGGTAAAATAAAACCATTGTTTAAGTTATTTCTCCTATTTGAATCCATAACATCATGAGAGCCTTGACTTATATATGAAGAAATATCAAAAGTTAATATAAAATACGGCATTATATCCCCTTCTTTGATATTCCAATCAATGTGGTCTTTATTATCTCCAAACAAGGCAACTGGGACATTACGAAGTACAGGCAAAGCAACTCCATTGGGACTAAACAAAGGCTCAGCATCTACAAATCTACCCTTTCTTATTTTTTGTATTTTTACTAGAATTATCCTTATGTTTTCCATCATCTTTCATCACTTTTACTCCCAGTTTCATATTCCAACTATCATTTAAAGAAATATTTACCTCTTCAACTTGCATAAACCCACTAACATCATCACTTGAAACATATACAATGTCTCCTTTTTTTATATAATGGATTGGGAAACATTCAACAGTATAATCATATTTATTGCTTTCTTTTACAGTTTTCTTTTTCTTTTCCTTACTCCACTTTTCATCTTTTTTAGTATCAGATTTTTTATTATCTAACTTTTTATTTACTTTTACTTCCTTTTCTTGCTTTTCAACGGCTTCAGGATTATGCATCAAACCACTTTCAAAAGTTAAATAAATAGCTTGATTTTTCTGCTTATCTGTATAAATGTAAAGGTCATCACCTTTTAAAGTCATTTTACTTTCTGAGTCCTGAACTAATTCTTTTAACTCCTGAAACCCTTGACTATAACAAGTAAAGCCATTTGTATAAACTTTGTCTTTATTTAGATTCATAGAAATAAGATTTAAACCTAGTTCCTTAGTAACTTCTTTGATAGCTTCTGATATCCTTACATTCCCATCTAAACTAATAGAAACTATTTTACTGCTATTCTTAGTTCTTTCTGAACAAGTTAGCTCTTGAACAAAAGAAGCTCCATCTCTTGCTTTTTTCTTTTTAATAACTTCATACTTAGAATAATATCCAATATCAGACTCATAGCCAAACCAAAGCTCTATCTCACTTCCTACTTCTATGTCTTGACTTAAATTGTATATTTTAAATATTCCTACTCCTACTTTCCCTTCTTCTCCACTTTTTACCTCAACATCAAACTTTAATCCATTATTATTATGATCATTTATTTTTACTCCATTTATAACAAGGTATGAATTTCTTGGGAAAATCGGTCTATTTGCTATAAATTCCATTATTCCTCCACTAAAAGTTCAATTTTATCTACATTTTCATAATCAATTTTTACTGCTTTTCTATCCAAAGTATTTGGAATAATATATTTTTGTGGATATTTTTTATTAAAGTTTCCTTTTTCATCAACTAATTTGTTAAACCAAAGTGGAATACCAAATGAAATAGGCTCATTTGGATATATTAAATTATCCTCAATGTCATAAAGTGTTACATATACCCTTTTGTCATAAGAATTATATGTAAATTCAAATTGAAAAGTTGTCCCTGCAATAGTTACATCAGTTATATATGGAATTGATTCTTTCATTATATTTATTTTCATTCTTATGCTCCTGGTAATCTTATATGCTCACTTTGTAAATCTCCTTCCCAGTCCTTTTTTCCACTAGCTTTATTTTTTGCCTTTGCTGTTGTTTTTATTTTTGTTTTCTTTCTTACGGCAGGCTTTGCCTTTTTGCTGGGTGCTGGTATCATAGAAATATGAGCAATTTTTATTTCAACTAAGGAAATTGTGAACTCTGTATAATATAAAGATGTTATCGTATTTTCTATACTTGTGATAGCCATATTTTTATATAACTTAACCATATATAAGTCCACAAGCTCTCTTTTATTTCTAAGTTCTATAACTTTTTCAAAAATTTCTTTATGATTAGCTCCAACAATTTGAACTTTAAAAGATAATTCCAAAGGGTTGGGAGTTATATTATCAGCTATTTGAGTCCCATCATCTATTGGAACTGTTGGAACATCATTAGAATAGCTTTCAGATACTTCGGAAACTAATTGAAGCTGGATATTTCCTAATAAAATAGGTGGAGTTTTTTTTATACGATTATCAATTTGATTAGACAATGAGTTAGCACTGCTTAAAAAACTACTTACTTTACTCATCAAATTTGTTATTGAAAACATCTATATATCTCCTTTTGCAATCTCGTTTTGTAGCATAAAATCTTCCAATTTCTCTGCTATTATTTCTCCTACTCTATTCCAGTCAGTTTCAACTTTTGGAGTTGTTGGCATATTTATAGTAAGATTTAATATAACTTTTCTATCAGATTTATTAGAATTTTTACTACTTGTTGAAGTCTTTACATCTGAAAAACTATTATTTTCTACATTTGAATAAGCATTATTTTCTTCAGCGGTTAGTACCCTTTCTCCCCTATGAAGTTCAGCTATATAGCCGTCAAAAGGGACATAGTCAAGTCCTGTTTTATGAGTACCATCTACCACAGGAGTATCTTCAAAATATACTCTTTCAGTTGTTGTTTTCTTTTCTCCACTATCATCAAAAAACCAAGATATACCTGGCAATGATTTTATTTTTTGCCCTAAGTTTAAGAAAAATCCTTTAATATTTTCCCAAATTTTAGCAACATAATCTAAAATAAAATCAAAAGCTGATGCAGCAGTTGACTTCATTGTCTCCCACACTTCTTTTAATTTGTCTATTAGTTTAAAAAATACATCAACAGCTTTGTCCTTTAAACCTATAAAAAAATTACCTATGTCAATTATTTTGTTATATAAATAGCCTGCTAGTTCTGAGAACTTAGCTTTTATTAAATCCCAATTTTCTATTATTAATTTTCCAATTGTAATAATTAAGCCTATTGGACTAAGCCACATAAATATTTTTTTACCAATATCCCATAATGCTTTAGCAAATGCTTTTATTTTAGTCCATAATGAAGCTAATTTAGCTTTTATTAAGTCCCAATTTTTTACTAATAATTGCCCTAGTTTTATTATTAAACCTATTCCTGAAAAAAGTAGAAATACTTTAACAAAACCTTTAATTTTTTCCCAAAGTGAAATTAATTTTGCTTTTATTAAATCCCAGTTTCTATATAATAAAACTCCTATTGTTATTGCAGCTCCTATTGCTAACATATATGGATTCATTGTAAAACTCATTGCATTTTTCAATGCACCTATTCCTTTGACAACTTCATGTATAACTAACATACCCGTGAAAGCACTTGCTAAAGGAATTAATACTTCTTTCCACTTAACAATAAAATCTATTACTTTTCCACCAACATTTATTATTTCCCCAAAAACATTGGATATATTTTCTGCCCATTTAGTAAATGTTCCGTCTTCTTGAAGCCTTACTAAAGTATTAGCAAATGGAATAATAACCTTATCTCTAAGAATTTGAAATGGCGAATTTTCCACTATATCTCCAAATTCATTTACTCCAGCTAATGTTGAAAGCATTGACTTCATAGCTCCTGATATAGTTGAAAGTCCTCCCTTAAATGTTTTGGCTTGTTTTTCCATTGCTCCACCAAAACGAGAGTCCATCATTTCAAACAAGGTCTTATTAAATAGCTCCATATCTTTAATTTGTCCTTTATTATTAAAGATTTCTAAACCTTTATTTTTTCCAAAGTCAGCTATCATATTTTTAGTTATTCCAAATTCTTTTAATCTTTCAAGCTCTCCAGTTCTTGCATCAGCAACAGCTTCAATTGCCTGGTCAAAACTTTTGCCCATTCCTGAAGCCATGTCCCCAATCATTTCTAAATAGGTCCTATTAGTAGTCTTTAAAATCCTATCTCCTTCAATCCCATAAGATTGAAGTTTAGTCATTCCTCCAACTACCTCTTCTGTTTCAAATGGTGTTTTATTAGCAAATCTATTTGCCCAAGCTAATTTTTTCCTTGCCATGTTAGGATCTTTCAAAACAGTTTCAAGTGTATTTCTATACTGCTCTATATTGGCTGCTCCTTCAATAGCAGTTTTTATTGTGAATCCTGCTGCCAATGCTCCAGCAATTCTTTTTATTATTCCAAAAAATGTGTTAGCTTTCTGTTGACTAGCTTCAAATTGCCGTTGAGCATAATTTCCAAATCGTCCAATTCTATTTCTTAGACCATTAAATCCACTTCTTAATTTTGAAATAACAGGAAAATTAGCTATAATTTTTGCTTTTAAAGTATTAAAAGTTGATTTAATTTTATTTTTAAAATTAACTATACTTTGTTTTACTGAGCTAATCTTATTCTTTAAGCTACTGAATGCTGAACTAATAGAATTTTTAGTATTATTCATACTATTTTTTAAAGCATCAATCTGTGCATCAATTTTTTTTAAAGAATCAAGCCCATCTCCAATTACTTTAAAAGCTAATGTTAATTGCTCAAGCATAGCTAACTTTCCTCCTTTCTAATTTTTATTTTTTCTTTTTACATAATTAGCCCAAGCTAATTGTAAAAGCATATACTCCTCATAACACAGTTCACTAACAGATTTATTAAAATATGAAATTTTAGATTCAAAACAAATATCAAACCTTCCTTGTTTAATTTCCCTTAATTTCTCCAAAGTTTTTAATGAATAAAAAGGGAGTTTGTTGAAATTCTGTAATAATTGTTATAATTGTTTCTAACGCTTCCTGATCCATATTAAAATATTCTATGTCTTTTGCTTCTATTGGATAAGCTATAAAAGTTTTTAATGCCTCTTTTGACATTACCATTTCATCTTTTTTATTTAGAAATTTAAGGAATGTATCAGTTGATACTCTTTCAATTCTAAAAGATCTATCCATTGTTTTAAAATCTTTTCCTGTCATCATTAAATCAAATTCTAAAGCTCCTAAATGTTCAGTTTTAAAGATTATATTTGAAATATTTTTATTTTCTATTTTTTCTAAAAATTCTTTATTTTTTAATTCCTTTTTTTCTTCCTTAGTCATTTTATTTTCCATTAGTTTATTACCTCACTTACTCCCACACATACAAGTTTAAATTCTCTTGAATCAGATTCTCCATCATTTGCCAACTCACTTTTATTTACTGCAATTTCTTTTATCGTTACTCCTCTACTGTACTTTGGAATTGAACTATCTTTAAAATATCCTGAACCAGTTATTACATTTTCTGAAGCATTTAAAAGTATCTTTTCATCTTCTGTACCTGTTGCAACTGTAATTGTTATTTCAATGTTTGGATCTGGACTATATAAGATCCTTCTTTCTCCATAAATACTTTTATCTGATTGTTTATATCTATCTTCAGGAGCTCCAACACTCAAACTTCTAAAATTTTTAAAAGTATATCCATTGAAAATAAAAATTTTTTTACTTAAGTCAACCATTATTCATTACCTCCAATATCCTTATTAGTTTTCATTAATGTTAAATCAATGAAATAAGCCCAGTTTCTAAGTCTGAAAAGCACTCTTGGTCTTACAAGTCTTAGTCCTCTTTCTGTTGCAGTCTGATTAACTGGAAAAACAGTATATTGATATTTACCATTTAATTTTGCAAGTAAATTATTAGCTCCCATTTCTTCCATAACATTGTTTAATGTTTCTTCTAAAAAGGCATATCCTTCCTCATCTTGTGTGAAACCTTTTTTAATCATTGCCTTTTCTAAATTTTCATTTAGATTTACAATAATACAATCAATAGCAGTTGTATCATCTAAATAAGTTCCATCTGTTGCTTTTCCACCATTAGCTGTGATATAGCCCTCTGATGTTCTTTTTTCTACAAATGTAATATTATTTTTTGTAAGTTCAGGCTTTTTAGCTAGTTCAGTATCAGCTGTTACTCCTTGTAGTTCTATCATTGAACTTCTATATCCTGCCCCTTTTGTTACAACTACACCAGCATAAGCTGCTGCTTTATATTCTTTCTCTGCTTCATCTCTTTTTAAATTCCAAATAGGAACTATTCTATCAGATTTTAAAGTATCTGGAATTGGATATGCCTTTACTTCTGTTATATAAATCTTTCTGTTTTCTGTTAAGAATGAACTTACTGCTTTCATAGTTTCAACACTATCAAAAGTTGTTAAAAGTGCATACCATTCTTTATCTAAATTTTCATTTAATGCTTCTTTCAATTTATCTTCAATTTTTTCTTGTCCAGTTACAGTAACTCCAACTATTCCAAAAAAGTCAGGTTTTAATATATTCCCCTCTCCATCTCTTTGTCCTAAAAACTTCTCCACTAATTTATATACTTTTGAATTATTTCCAAAATCATTAGCAACATCTTTAGAGTTCGTATAATATTTAAAATCTGAATTCTTATCATTTGTAACTATAAGAGTTTTATTAAGTGCTGCTATTGTTAAATTCAATTCTTGTTCTAATGTTATTTTCACTGGTACTCTATATACTCCCATTATTCTTTCCTCCTTGCTATTCTGCTTTTACGCTTTTCATTAACTAATAATTCTATCTCTTTTATTAGTTCAAGTTCTCTTTCTTTTGTTATCTTCATATATTCAAAAACTATGTCAAAACTACAACGATATTCGTATTTAGCATTAATTAATTCATTTAATGATTTTATTTCACTACTTTTTACAATTCCAGCTTCTATCCTTCCAATTTCTCTTCTTGCATTAAAAAGGATTAACTCTCTTAGTATTGTTGCATTTTCTAAAGCCTCTTCTTGTTTTTCTGAATATACATCAAATTGAAGTCTTGCCATTATTCTATATTCTGTTGTTTCAAGGTATTTTTCATTTTTTTTTATATATTCTCTTTCTGTATATCCTCTAAAATCAGCACTGTTTATGCTTAACACTTGATATGTTGCATAAGGCTTTTTAGGAGGCTTTTTATCTGTAAAAGCTGGTATAATTTGGATATTACTCATTTTATTAAGAAGTTCAATTATAAGGTTAATCATCTTTTGTACTCCTTTTCAAAATATAGCTTTTTATATCAGCTATATAATCAAAGTCAGTTATTTCAATTATTTTAAATTCTTCTTCTTTTAAAATAGCAATATCTCCTTCTTTTAGCTTCTCTTTTGTAAATAACTCCATATCTTTAAGAGTTATTTCGCCTTGTGGATAATATTTCAAAGTATCAGATGAAACAGGCATATACACACCTTTTATAATCTTTTCTTTTTCTTCATCAGTTATATATTTTCCTTTTTCCCATCTTCCTTCAGCTTTTGAAATAACTTTTATATTTGTTATGTGCTTACTTAATAAAATAACTTTATCCATTTTACACATCCTTAAAATCCGACAAATATTCTATAGTCCCATTCTTATTTACAATTTGATAACGGATTGATTTTATTAAAAATCTATTGTCAATAAGTGGCTTTGTGTTATTAGCTTGTCCATTTTTAGTTTTTATTTTTAAAGTCTTTGGATCATTAGGAACTGCCCAGGTCTCAGCTGTGGCAATACTTTGAATAATTAATCCTCTTATAGTTTCTCCTATCTCCATAAGTGCTTCTTTTCCACTTTTCTCTCCTTTTATAACTTTCATAGATGCTGTTTGAATTAAGTTTGAAATTATTGCTCTATTATTATCAAAAGTATTTCTCATAAATGGACGAGCAGGCATACTAGGAGTCCCATATTCATTGTATATAGCATATTCAAGAATAGTTGTTTTTTTATTTTCTCCAGTTAAACTTTTATCAATAGCCAATATCCCTATTTCTACTTGTCTAGTTGCTAAATATTCAATTTCTTTTAATGCTTTTACTATCATATTTCTACAACTCCAAACAAATCTCTAACTCCTCTTATGAAGTTATCAGATTGTTCTATTTTACTAAGAAAAGTATAGTTTATTCCTCTTATTCCATAACTCTTTAATCCCTCAGCATTTGAAAGTTCTTCTTTTATAGTTGAGCAAATAAACATTAACATATTTTCAGGTAATTCATCATAGCCAGCTATGTATTCAATTTCCACATAAGAATCTGTTGTTATAATTTCATCAAATATTACTTTTCTATTTACATAACTGAAAGGGAGTTTTTTACACCCTCTTTTAGCGTTCAATACCCTTTCAATTTTCTTTCTAGGTAAGAATACATAGTTTTTATTAAGTCCACTAACTAAACTCGTTATTTGCCCTTTTAGGAGTTCGTAGCCTAATATTCCCTCTATCTTTTTTATTATTGCATTAATATAAAAATTTAAAAGTTTTTCATCTTCAATATTAGTGAGTATTTTAGCAATTTCTAAGTCATATTTTATTCCCATACTATCTCCTTGCTATAAGTTTAAGAGAGAATAAACTCTCTTAAATTATGCTTTTTTCTTCAATTTTAAAATGTTTTCAGGTAATTGAACTCCTAAGCCCACACCTTTTTCCATATAATATTTTGTGTATCCCTTAGAAGTTACTTTATCTTCTAATCTCATTGTCATAGCATTATTTTGGATTCCTACCACTGCTGTACTTAAATCAGCAAATACTCCAACTAATTCATTAGCTGTTGCTGTAGCTATTCCTTTTAACCCAGCATTTTTTGAAGTGATTAACACAACTGGTCTAGTCATTAAAGTTCTTGTATTTCCATTATTTAAGTCAGTGATATAAAAATCTTTTTGTTTATTTTTTAATTTTGCTATACTTGCCCAAGTTTCAGGAGTTATATACCATTTAGCATTTCTTGCAACTTCTTCATCTAGTGCATAATAAGCATCTATCAATGAATCTACAAATTTTGTATCATCAGTTGTATCAATTTCAATTTCCTTTGTTACATTTGCATCTTGTAAAATTCCTGTAGGCATATTTGTTCCTGAACCATTAAATAAGGCATCAGCTAACTTTAGAGATAAAGCATATTCAACTCTTTTAATTAAAAAATTAGCATAAGCTATAAAATTTGTAGCTAATAACTTATTAGTTACCTTTGGCATTGCATACAATGAATGTAATGCTATAACTACATGATCAATCTTAGATACAGAAGTTTCATCTCTTGTTCCTTCTTCTCCAATCCAACCAGCTTCAGGGAGACCTGCAACTTCTCTTGGAATAGTTAAACTTCCATCTGTTATTGGAATAAATTTTATATCTCCAAGTGCTGAATTTTGTTCAACCAATCTTTCAAGAATGGTGTTTACATATTGTGTTTTAATAGCTTTTTCTGTATTAGTTGTATTAGCTGGATCTGCTGCAAATTTTAACTCTGTTGTTGAATTAAAAACAGTTTCTGTTGCTTTCCCATTTTTTCCAACTTCTTGAATCATTGCACTAAATTGTTCAGCAACTGTAACTTCTACTGGACTTGCTTTAAAATCCGCTTTTAAGCTCTTTATAACTTCATTAAATTCTGCCATTTGCTTTTCAATTTCAGCTTTAAATTCTCCATTTAATTCAGTTTTAATTTCTTCAAATTTTGAATTAATTTCATTAAATTTAACAGGTAAATTTTTAATTTCTTCAGGTGTTCCTGCCTCTAATAATTCAGTTTTAAAGTTTGCTAATAATTCAGCCATTAATAATTTTAATTGTTCCTTATCCATTTGTCCTATTCCTCCATTTTCTCCATTAAATACTCTTGTTACTTTACTACCTTTTACAGCACCCTTGGGTGTTAAACTCCCCTCATGAGCTTCAAACTTATTTATATCTATATAATATTTACCATTTTCACTATATTCTTTATAATCTACAATGTTCCCACCCACTGACATTTCAAAAGGTAGCTTCATTTCTTTCATAAGCGAGTATAACTTCACAGCTTCAGGATTTATATAATTTCCATTATCATCTTTTGATAAATGAAACTCTCCCACAACTTCAAATCCCTTCTCTGTTTCTTCTCCTACTAATTTCCCAACTGGTAATAATTCACCATAATGATTGTATAAAAGGAGTAAAGTCTTCCCATTATTTCCTTGCATACTTCCTTTTTTAAATCTATAAATACCCTTTGCAAGACTGTCATTTTGCATATTTACAAGGATTCCTGTAAATCTTCCTAGTGTTTCTTCTTCTTTAAACTTTTCAATTTCACAAGTAAAATTTAAAGTTTCATCAGAAAAATTGACCTTTCTTTTTATTTTTTTCTTTGACATGCCTACTCCTTTTATCTAAAAATAATTAAACAACTGCATCTAACAACTTCCGAAACTGGCAAACTATCCTGATGTGGATATTCAGCCTCTATACCATCTTTTAAAGTCCATTTATAATCTATACTTACCCATTTATTGCTTATAGCTTTATGATGTGGTCTATATGTCTTTTTTCCTCCAATATGTATCCAGCATTTTTCTTTCATCACATTCTTGGCAGTTTCATAACTTGTTGTATTAATGCTCTTACTTGTTTCAGTTCTTGCTATTGTACTGGCTCTTTGTTCTGTCATTCCATTAATATTCTTTACCAGTTCTTTAACCATTTCATTATGTGATAAGCCTTCTTCTTGCCCTGTTGTGATTATCTTATTTAAAATATTTTTTGTTGTTGCTGTCATTTTAGTTGCTTGTTTACCAGCATTTTTTATATTCCAATCTTTTAAAAAATAATCTCTAATACCTTTTATAGTTTTAGATTTTATTGTTTTCTTGTAGATGTTTTGAAAGCCTTTAAAAGTCTCCTCGAATGTATATAAGTAAACTACTTCAAGTCCCTTTTTAAATTTCTTCAAAAGCCATTCATAGTCAATATTTATAATCATTTTTACATCATATTTTTTTGAATTATCTTCAATTATTTTGTCTCTTAATTCTATAAATATCTTTTCTATAATTTTCTTATTTCTTGCACTTAGTCGCCTTTCTAGTGCTTTAATTGCTTTTATCTTTTGAACTTCCTTTTTCATACATCTTCTTCTTTTTCTCCTTCTGTTGTGGCTGGTTTAGGAACTTCCTCTCCTATCTCATCTCCCCCACCAATAAGTAAGACATCTCCACCTTTTAGTTGCTCTAAACTTAAATCAGTAAGTGTTGATATAATTCTTCTATATTCATTTATTGTTACTCTATTTTTTAATGGTTCTAATTTTTGAATAATATCCCCTATATCATCTTTTAGCTCATCAGCACCAGAAAGATCATAGTCTATATACTCTCCATTTTTTAAATAATCACTTAATAAGTAATTAAGCCAATTCTTTAAATTGTTAAAAAATGGAATTACTGCCTCTCTATATAGTTCTTTTTTTGCTTGTTTCCTATTTTGATAAGTTGAATCTCCTCCACCAACTAATTCAACGGGGACATCAGCAGCAATAGCAGCTCTTTCATGTGCTTTTTGTTCTGCTGTACTCCAGTCAGCATCTATTGGTGCTTTTGAAGTGTCTTGGTACTTTAATCCAGAACCAAGTACCAAAGGACTTCCAGCATTCTCAGCTCCTGCATAATGAGCTGAATATTTGCTCCTTATTTCTTCTCTATCTTCCTTATCTACTGCACCTTCTGTTTGAAGGATTCCCCCTGGCTTTCCTAAATTATTTGCCAAGCTCCAGTTCCATTTCCAAGCCTTAAATAAATAAGCTCCAAATATTGCTAATGCATTCTGTTTGCTTCTTCCTTGTCCTATTCCATTTCCACTAACTCCATCAATTATGTTGTCATAGTTCGGAGAAGTAAGCCACATGTAGTTTTTTAATTCGTCCCCAGTTATTGTTTTAGCTGGGTTATGGATTCTTATTTCTCTTATCCTTCTGCCTTCAAAATATACTGTAAAATTATTTGGCGAGTGTATATATAAATCAGGAGCAAGGGAAGGTAACCCTTTTATAAGTTCTAATAAAACTCCGTTATTTGAACCTTCTAACCACACTATTAAATAATCTATAAAGTCCTGGAATGATGTATTTGGATTAATCATTCTAAAAATCTTATTTAAAATATGATTATCAACTTTTTTCTTTCCATCCTCTTTTCCTATATAAATGCCCATTTCTATATTTTGACAAGCCTTTATCTTTTTCTTAATTGGCAGCATAAAGCCTGGCTGTTCCCATATTGTTGACATATATTCAGATGATTCAAAATTCTTCCCATCTCCAGTCATTACAGAACAATCTTTGAAAAACCAATTTTTAAAAATTTCTCTAATACTCATATACCCACTTCCCTTTTTTCATATCATTAGAAAATGCGTATCTTGTAGCGTCTATTGTATGATTGTTTGAATCACATAAGCGTGGTAATGGATTCCCTTCACGATCAGTGTCATAATCAATCATTTCAAATTCTCTTGATATGTTTGGAGTTCTTTTTGGATCTATTACTATTGCCTCCAAATCAGAAAGCCATTTTTCTCCATATTCAACACTTCCAGCACCTTTTTTTGCTCCCCATGCACTTATGTCATATTCTTTCAATTCATCAATAGACTTAGGTTCAGCACTATCACACATAACCAGTTCATCATAGCCTTTTGAAAGAATATAGTTTGCTAAGTTTCTGTTTTTTAAACCTACTCCATAATACTCATCTAGTGCATAAATAATGCCTTTCTTTTTGTCATAACCCCACCTAACAAATGCAAGTGGATCTACTCCATAACCCCAGTCAACTCCATTTCTAAATTTTTCAAGCCCTGCAATCTCTGTTGCTTCTATCTCTCTTATCTCTAAATTAGGGAATGGAACAAGCCCATTGCCTATTGGTTCTCCCATATATACAAGTCTATATTTTGTTTCATCTTTTGCTTTAACTGCTTCAGCTTCTTTTATAAACTCTTCTGATATATGTGGATTTTCTAAATATGTTGAATGATGTACATATACATTATTCTCTATGAAAGAATAATTATATTTTTTATTAACCCAGTTATGTTTCATCTTTGGAGGGTTATAAGAAAAGAATCCTTTGTAAATAAGTCCCTTTTCTAATTTTCCTCTAAATATCGAATTTAAAACTGTTTCAACTTCATCTTCGTTCTTAAACTCTGCAAGTTCCTCAAACCAGTATCTAGCAACTGGGAATTGTGCCTCTTTTATAGATTTACTTTTTTGGGGGTCATCTACACCCATAAAAATGAACTTATTACCTCTCTCTTTGTAAATAATTTCAAGAGGACTAAGTTTATATTCAAAGTATTCCTCTACGCCTAAAAATTTAATAGCCCATTTTATTTGTTCATATACTGATTTTCTAAGTGTTTCTCCTACTTTTCTAAAACAAATAGTATTAACGGGATATTGCATTAAATCAACAACTAAAATCAAAGCAATATTACTTGATTTTGCTGAACCCCTTCCACCTTTGCAAACTAAACGAGTGTATTTATTACTTTTCCAAGCTGAATAAAGTGGGTAAAATCTAGGAGTTAATAAGTCTGATATTCTAAGTTGCTTTCTCTTCCTCTTTGATGTCATCAAGTATCAACACCCCTCTTTCTTCTTCCTCAGCTTGTTGTTTCTCTTTTTTTTCTTTTTCTCTTCTTTTATCCATTTTTTCTAATACATTTGCAATTTTAATAAGTGAATCAGCAACCTTTGGGTCAACTAATGTTTGAGGATTTTCAATAATATTTAAAAGCATTTTTTTATGTGCTTCATCTAAGATTTCACCCATATCATCAACTGATAATTCTTTTAACTTTCTTGCTTCTTCAAACTCTTCTTTATTTTCTTTTATCCATCTATAAACAGTGCCTTTACTCTTGTTTAAAGCACTAGCTATTTCATCTATACTTTTATTATCTGCATACATTCTTTTAGCTTGTACAAGCTCTAATTTCATAAAGACACCTCCATATTTTTTATTTTATTAAGCAAAAATATTCAGCTTTATCTGCTAATTTTCCAAACATTTGCTTTTTATACTCTTTTATAATAAATTCACATTTAAATTTTTCTTTTAATAATCCTGATAGATTATTGTCTACACTTCCAAATACAAGAAACACATTATTTTTATTTTGATTTCTTTTGATGAACTCTATAAGTCTTGCATCATCTTTTATTGTCCAATCTATGCCTTTATCATCTGCATAGTTATAGCCTATGAATCCTTCCTCTCCAACATTTGTTTTTCTGATGTATGGAGGATCTAAGAATATAAAACTATTTTCAAATTCCCAATTTTCATTAAATAAATCAGTTGTTATTTTTATAGTTTTTAATGCTTCCATATAAAGTTCTAACTTCTTTATTTTTTCTTTTGAATAAAAAGCATTTGATAATGTCATTCCATTTCCACCAAAGCCCATTAAACTTCTTAAAATTCTTTTTTCATTTTCATTAAAAACTTCATGATTTTCTCTTGTGCTTAATTTTTTCCCACAACAAGGACAGCATTTAGAAAATATATTTTTAAATCTTTTGTTTACTTCTTCAAATGTTTGTCTGTCATTTTCATGCAAGTTTCTAGCATTTATTTTTAAATCATGCTTTATATATTCAAGCCCTTTTTTGTATGTTTCCACAGCATTTATTGTCAAGAAACATTCTATTTTTTCATCTTTTACATTTGCTAATACCTTTAATTTTCTAAATTCATATTTAAAATTTATTGGAATTTCCATAGAACCAGCAAATAAATCAACAAAACTTTCTCTATAATTTTTTTCAAAAATTTCTTTGATTTCCTTATAAAATCTTCCTTTACTCCCAAAATATGCGAATGGAGGCTTTATTCTTGCCATTTGTACTACTCCTTTTAACTTTTTAACTTTTCATACTTGTTATAACTTCTCTAAGAAGTAAATGTTGCAATATTTGCAAAAATTATAAAAATTGCAATAAATAAAAAAAGCACACCATTTTTGATGTGCCTTCTAATAATTTTTAATTTTTCTTTAAGTATTCAATTAGTGCCTTTTCTATTATACTAGTGAGTTTTTCATTTGGATATTTAGTTTCTATTTCTTTAAAAAGCTGAGGATCAATTCTAAAAGTCTTATTTATTTTCTTTTTATCATCATCTAGCTTTTTTCTTCCAGCCCCTTCTCTTGCTCCACCTGATGCCATTTTAACCTCTCTTTCTAAAAATTTTAGTAAGTTTTATAATACATCTTACAATTACAATAAGACATAATAAAATACTAAATATTTTTATATAGTTATTATTATAATTTTTTCTTGTAAAATTTAAAATCATTATAATTACTATTAAAATTGTATTAGTCATTGTATATTTGAGTAAAATTTGTTATAATCTAATCAAGAAACTGGATTGCTCCAGTTCCTTGAATTTTTGAACTAATTAAATTTTTCTATAATCATTATTAATGCTATTACTGCGGTCAACAGTTCAATTATTAATTTGATTATTTGAAGTATTTCAATTAGTTCTTTTTTATTTAAACCTCCTTTCTTTTGTTTTTTCTTTTTCTTACTCATTTTCTCACCTCCTTATATATTTATTATACTATATTTTATTGATTTTTGCAAGCATTTTTTCAAAAAAATATAAACTTTTTTACAATTTTTTTAGAATTTTTACTACTATTAAAACTATGAATTTATCTATATTTAATTAAATTTTAACTAGTAGTATTTTTTAATAAAAATTTACTAAAATTACCACTAGTTTGAATATAAAAAAAGAGCTTTTGAACTCTTTTAAAATAAGTTATATTGTAAATTTTTTTTAACCTGAAGGGAGCTTTTAAATGAGCTATCTTTTTCAAGTAATTCTAAACTTTCTAAATCAATTTTCCAAGTATATTTTTTAGAATTTTTTATACATCTATACCCTAATGTCCCAGTTCTACAATAATTATATATTGTACCAATGGAAACATTAAGTCTCTTAGCTGCCTGAGCTACACTTATATATTTTTTAGTCATTCTTATCCCTCCTCTTAGTTAATATAACATAAGACCTTATTTTTGTCTATTAAAAAAGAGAGGATTTACCTCTCTTAGTTAAGTCTTTTCTTTATTTGTTCCAATAATATATAAATACCTTTATCTTTTTTACTTAATTTTTTTAATTCATCAGAAAATTTCTGTTTGTCTTCAGGATTTCTATTATAATAAAAATTTAAAAGTCCTGTTTTATAGTCTTTTTTATCTATATATTTTTCTATAATTTCTTTCATCTCATTACTATAATAATCTTCAAGTACAATATTATCTTTTCTTTCTGCCAGTTTATGAAGTATCCATTTTTTAGATTCTTCATCTCCAAAATTCTTTTTATAATTTTCAAAATGTTCTCTTCCTGCTTCATCATTATCAAATATAACAACATATTTACTAGTTATTCCTATTGATAAACTAATCAATGTCCCTAAATTACTAACTCCACTTCCTGGAATTACTTTTATGCTTTTATCTAATAACTCTGCTTCTTGTAAGAGATTTAAAAAAATTTTATCTGTCATTCCTTCAGTTATAATTATTTTTTCATTATAATGTACAAGTGGGAAATTATCTATTTTTAGAGCATTTATTATTGGTGTAATTTCTCCTAAGTTTTTATTATCATCTATTTTAGTAATTTTTTCAATAGTTACAATTTCATTATTTCTTTTAGCTACATTTATTTCTGCTATCTTAACAACTTTAGGATTTACCATATTTTCTAAATGAGTTGTATAAAATATTATATTATTTTTTGATAAATCTCTTAAAACCTTTACTAATTCAGATTGAAAAGTTGTATGTAAATATACACCAGGCTCATCTAACAATATTATACTTCCATAATCTTCATCGTCTGTATGTTTCCAATTGTATTTCATTTTTATAAAAAAATTAAAGAACCATTGAAAGCCCTTAGAACGCATATTAACAGGAAATACAACTTCTCTACTTTTCCCATTTTCTCTTTTTTCTCTCAGATCTACTACCAAAAATTGAAATATATTATTTTCAAATCTTAAGTCAATATCCAAAGTTTTAAATTCATCTCTTATTGTTTTGCTGATATGCATCTTATCCCATAGTTGAGATAAGCTTTCATTTAAATCATCTTTAATATCAGCAAGAACAGTTTGTCTATCAGATAAATCATATTTTGAAAACTTATCAATATTTTCATTATTTTTTTCAAAAATTTCTTCTATATATGGATACCATTGACTACCTTTTTTTATTTCTTCAGGAACAATATCCTTAAAATCATCAATATATATGATGTTAGGTAAGTAATAAACAATAGATCTTATAACAATTTCTCTAAGCTCTGGAAGTCCTATATATATTGTAATTTCTTCATTATAATAACCATTCACATTTATTATTTTATTTATAGTTTCAAAAGAAAAGTCTTCCGTAGTATAATAAGTACTATTTTCATTAAAAATTCTCTTTATTTTTAAGGTTTTATATGAATCATGAAAAAAAATTTTTAACTTAGATGAAATTAATGCTTTTATGGGTTCTAAATATTCATTTGCTCTAAAAGCACTTTCTGTTCTATACCTACTTTTTTTCAAAAAATCTTCTTTTTTTTCTTCCATAAAATAATCTAAAGCATTTTCTATAATAGTATTAGTATCAATATTTTCTATCTCAGCTTCAATTTCTGGGAAACTTTTGTTATTAAACTTATTTTTAATGTAACTAATATTCACGAATTCACCATTATATTGCTTGTCATTAGTATAATCAAAAGAAAACATTGCTTGTAAGATTGAACTTTTACCTGTTTCATTTAATCCTATTATTGGAGTTAATTTAGGTTTATCAACTTCTATTGTTAAGTCTTTGATCGCTTTATAATTTTTTATTCTAAAACTTTTATATTTCATTAATCCTCCCTTTTTACTATTTATTTTCTATTATACTCGTTTTTTTTATTAATTACAAAATTAATGTTACTTCTTATTTTTTTAAATGCTCTATGCTTTATACTATGAACCCATTGCCTTGACATTCCAAGTTTTTCAGCTACTGCTTGTCCTGAATACCCTTCAAAAAATAAATATTTTATTACTGTTCTTTCCTGGTCTGTACAATAGTTTAAAACTTTTTCTATAAGTACCTTATTTTCAAGATTTTCATTATTTAAGTTGTCATCTTCAATCTCAATGTTTTCTAATCCAAAGAAGTACAATCTTTCTTGTTCTCCTTTTTTTATGGATTCTATTATGTACTGAGGTACTCTATATCTTTCTTTATCTATAAACTTTCTAATTTTTGCTTCTATATGAAAATACAGATGTGTCATAAACTTAGTATTATAACTTTCATCAAATGTTTTAATTGCTTGATAAATTCCAAGTATCCCTTCCTGAAATCCATCATCTGTTCCACCCCATTTATTATTTACCTTTCTAACAGTGTTCAAGTACCTTTCAATTAGCTTTTCAGTTGCTTCATTACTTCCTTTTTTTGCTTCTCTTATAAGCTCTAAAACTTCTTGACTTTCCATTTTTATTCCTTATAATGCCATTTTACTTCTTACTATCTTTTCTTCTGCTACTTTTATAATGTTTCTCAGTTCTTCTTGTTCCCCAATTATTTCAAGTTGTCTACTCTCAATTCCTGCTCTTTTTTCTTGTAGTTTTTTCAATTTAGAATTTAAAAGCTCTATCTCAGCTTGGATTAACTCTTTTTCTTGTTTTAAATTATTTCTTTCTTTAAAATAATTATCTTCAAAATTATCTTCAGTAATTTTAGCTCTTTTTAAATTTTCTAGCAAAATATTTAAAATTGCCTTGTTTCCTTCAGCATCTAAGTCATAATCTATAGGATAACAAGTAACTAAACTTGACTCCACAATTACATAAGTCATCATTTTGTCCTTATTTATATAGAACTCAGCTTTTTTATGCTTATCATAAGAAGCTGTACAGATATATTCTAGTCTTCCTAATTCAATTCTTAAATTTATTTCTAATTCTTGAATTTTCTCTTCGTTTGCTTTTTTCCAGATATCCCAAGTTCTGTCACTTACAATATTTGCATTATGTACTCTTGAAGCATACCTCATAAGTGCATGCTGTGTTATATTAATTTCTTTCATCATTTCCTCCTAAAAATAAAATTATACTAGGATTTTTTCCTGAAAAAATTACTTCATTATGCTTTCTTAGCATTTTTCTTAATGCTGAAAAGCTAGGAAAACAAGGGAGAGTATATGAATATTTATCATAAAATCCTCTCTCCTTACAATGTTTTTTCCCATACATTTTTTCACAAGTTTTTATATATTTTTTTGAAAACTTTGCTTTTTCTACTATATGTACCCATTCTTTTTCTGTTGTTTGTATTTGTCCATCAACTATTACAATATATGATAAAGTCATACTTTTTTGATTACTTACTAAACCAATAAATACTTTATGTTTATCTATTTCAAATTTTAAAAATTTATCTATTCTAAACTGTTCTTTTAGCCATGTATAATCTTCATTTGTTACTATTTTCTTCTCCATTTATCCCTCTTTTCTCCTGCCAGTCTACTATCTCTTCAAGAATATAAATTAACTTACTACATTCTTTTACTGTCATATTATCCATTGTTTTATCTTTTCCAAGATAATATTCTATAAATTCTTGCTTATCCTTTTCATAATAAACTTTACTATACAATGTATTAAATCTACTTTTTTGCTTCTCTGTTGCATAGTTACTTATTAACCTTTCAAGTATTTTTATAAGAACCTCAGCTTGTTTAGAGCTGAGATCCTTAGATGTTTTCTTGTTAAATTTACTTTCTAAAAGACTTCTGTAATCTTCATCTTTTAGATTTAATTTATTTTTTAGAATATGTATATATTTAATTTGTCCGTTCTTTATCTTCTCCATTTTTCAAGTCCTCCATATCTTCCATAACAGTAGTCATAGAAAGAGGTATATTTATTTTATTACCATTCTCATCTTTATAGTATGCTTCAATAAATGTCTTAGACTTCTGAGGTTTCCAAGCCTCTTTTATTATCTGAACTCCTTCACTTAGTTCAGTATCATTTATATTTCCAGCTATTTTCTCCAGCTCCATAACTCTTGAAGCTTTTAAGTTGCCATTCTTATCCTTCTTTAATAATAAGTTGACTATTTCAAGTAAATGACTATTTTCATCTTGAACAGATTTATAAATATAGCTTTTTACTTTCTCTATTCCTGAGTGTACTGTGTCATCAAAAGCATCTACCATTCTATAACCTAAAGTTATACTATATTTTCCATTGCTAGTTGTAAATGTATGTGATTGCTGGTTATCATTCACTCCATATAGTTCACCTTTCAGCTCTGTGATACTTTTAAAGTCAGCAAAGATAGATTTTTTTACTTGCCCAATTTGAGTTGAAACTCCTTTTATCTTTTCCATTGCATTTAAAACTGTTTCATCAACAAGTGTTTTATATCCTTCTATCTTTGCTTTTCTTGCTTCTTCTTTTTTCCTTTCTTCTTCAAAAAATTGCTTTCTTAATGTTTCCCTTTCTTCAGCTGTTAAATTTTTTAAATCCATAATTACCTCCTTTTTTAATCTTCTAAAACCCATAATAACGCTTCTTTATACTTTATTAAAGGATATAATGTAAAACTAGATCCTTTATTTTTTTCAATTTCTTTTTTTAATCTTTCTAATTCTTTTAAAATTTGTTTTTTAGTCTTAATATTCAAACCTCCATAAATTTTCTAAAATAATTAAAATTTCATATCCTATTAACACATCCACAGTTAATCCTTTAATTTCTTTATATAAATAATTCCAAATGTAGCATCAGTTGTTTTAAACTTTTCTTTTACTTTTTTTTCTTCATTTTCTTTAATTTCTTTTAATTGTCTGCTTGTCATTTCTCCATTAAATTCAGATGTCCAGCTTGTAAAAGTTATAATTCCTGCTATTGAATAGAATCCACTTATATAGTATTCATATTTCTTTTTTCTTCCAAAAAATCCCTTTTTATAGTCATGTCCTATATTAAAACCTGCTATAAATAATGCTAAACATAATCCACCTAATGCCCAATCACTCATAATTTCCTCCAATTCTAATTAACACTATTCAAATTAACACCAATTAGCCAAAATTTCGTTTATTTTTATAACCATTTTTTTAATTTTGTTATCAATTTGAATATAGCTTTCTCTAGCTTTTGAATTACCTTTATTAACTGCTTGAATGCAATTTTTTCTCTTTATTGAAAGAGATGCCAACTCATTAAGTTCTTTGTCAATTTTTATGGCATTTTCTCCATATTCTTCAACCAATATTCTTTTTGCCTCTTCTGTTAAAATTTTATCTTTCATTTTATCCTCCCTTATAAAGCTAGTGTTGTAACTGCTGCTTGTATATGCTCTTTTGTTATTTTTTCAGAATTATTTTGTATAGCTATTTCATTGCTAGATGTCAACAAGTTAGCTAAATGTCTTGCTGAACCCCTTACCATTGTATTAATGTACTTTATTAACTCTTGTAGCTCAGCTTCTTTGTATAGGTCCACTTCTCCTTTTAAAAATTGCTTTATAATATTTGAAGTATCTTCTATTGTTAAATCTTTCAATGTCATATTTACAACTGCCCTAGAATACAAGTATTCATATTCTTTTCTTTGTCCAAATATATTAGATTTTAGTCTTTCAGTTCCTGCTATAACTATTCCAACTCCTGTTTGGTCAGCTATACTTCTAATTATATCTATAACACTTGCTTTTAAATGTTCCCCTTCATCTATGACAATTATTGTTTCAGTGAACCTGATAGCATCTTTTATTCTATCTTTCAATACTTCAGAGTTTCCACTTGAATCAAGTCTTAATTCCTTAGCTAATTTTCTTATTAATCCAACTGCTGAGATTCCATTTTCAGCAGTTATTAATACTCCTTTGCCTCCATAAATTTTTAAATATTCCCTTATAGCGTGGGTCTTTCCTAGTCCTGCTCTTCCAAAGATATAGCCAATTTTTGCACTTTCCATTAGCTGGTCCACTACATTTGAGCTTACATATTTTTTAATTGTATTCAGTACATGGAATACTCTTCTTTTAACTTCTGTATCAGCTGAAAAGTCTATTCTTTTCATTTTTCTCTTATGTCTACTTAAAAAATCTTCAACCTTTTCAGCAAATACTTCATTATCTCCTACATATGTTCCTTTTCTCCATTCACTTAATGTACTTGCTCCAACTCCCATAGCTTTTGCTATTTTTGCATAACTCATATTATTTTCTTCTGAGAACATCTCTAATCTTGCTCTTAATGTATCCATCTTTGCCTCCTATATATCTACATATATTCCATTACCTATGTGAACCTTATTCTTTTTCTCAATCATTTTAGTTTCTTCTTTTTTTTCTTCTATAACTTGAGCCTCCTCTATATTTTGCTTGTCATTATAATAAATTAAATTTAAGTCATCTCTTATTTCTTCATTAATGCTTGAAATTTCTGTACTTAATTTTCTAATCTTTTGTAATCTTTTCTTATGTGTCTTAATAGCTGTAACATCTTTCCAACCAGCTAGACTAGCTTGTTCTGCCTTGCATAAGAACTCTCCACTATCAAGGTAAACATAAATATACTGCAAATTATGTGGATCGTATTTTATCTTTACCTTTTCTGTCTGATGATAATATAAGTATTCATTTTGATAAAAATTCTCCATAAATTCTATACCATTTTGCTGTACGGTTCTAATTTCTTCATACAAGAATAATAGTCTTAACTGCTGTTCTGTTAGCATTGTTCTATTAGCTACTGGATTTTCTTCAGTGAATACTTCAAGAGGAGTTCTATTATGCATTCCTTTTCCTCTATGCCCTTTTAAACCGTTATTTCTTCTACTTAAATAATAATAATGATTTTTTCTTTCTATAAATTTTGCTATTTCTTCTTCTAACTCCCATTGCTCTAAAATTTCGTTTTTTGCTATTTTTTCTAAGGCAAAACTTTTCATATGCTCAGGTCTTTCTACTATGTTTCCTCCTTTATATGTATAAAATTGCTTTGCAAAACTCTCTTTAAAATCAACAAACCATCTTTCTATATGTTTTGCTTGTGCATTATACTTTCTTGCATGGCTTACATCTATTCCAGCACTTGCATATATTCCATCTAGTTCATCTGTACCTTTTAAAACTTTTGATTTGTATGCTTTCCCATTATCTGTATATACGTGTTCAGGTACTCCATACTTTTCAATTCCATTTTTTAATGCTATTGCTATTGCTTCTGTTGTTTCTGTCCAAGCTAAGCTCCAACCTACTATAAATCTACTTTTTACATCTATCCATACTATTAAAGTAGGTGAACTATAGAATCTTTGTCCATTATTCTTTTTTCTCTTTCCTTGATAACACATTAACTCTAATGTATGTCCGTCTGACATCCAAACTTCACCAGCCTTTATATCTTCATAGCTCCTTATAATATGTGGTTCGTGAGCATCTTTAAACTCCTTTGCTCCCATTCTTGCTTTTTCTTTTTCAATAATATTTATATCTTTATTGAAAATATTTCTTAATGTCCCATAAGTTATACACTTATCTCCATATAGTGCTATCAATCTTTCAAAAACAAACATAAATGAAACTTTGTTTTTTGTGTAATATAAAGCCTTTGCTGTTTCTATTATCTCCTTTCTTACCCTTCTTATTCCTCTAGCTGTACCGTGTCCTGAAGCTAATGCTAGTGGATTATGCTTATTTTTTATATATACTCCATACCACCTACGAAGCGTAGGGACTGACAATTTCTTCAATATCTCCATTTGTTGAGGGTATTTGTCTTTTGCTTCTTTTATAAATCTATTTATTATTTCTTCTTTGCTACCTTCTCCTTCTTCGTACTCCTCCTCTAACTTCATACATATAACAAACCTTGAATTAGCTACTCTTTGATTCCAAGTTGGTAGCTCATCAACTGCCTTTGCTTCTCTTTTGGCTACTGTCCTAGTTGCTACTTTCTTCTCTTTTTCTTTCTTAACTGCTAATAATGTAGCTCTATAAGCATCAACATCTGAGGCGTCATATACATTTCTTTGTCTCTTGTCTATAATTACTTTTTTAACTTTCCAGCCTTGAGCTTTAGCAAATCTTAGAGTTTGGGTTCTTTCTTTTCCTAAGATTTTTTGTAAATCTTCTATTAAGTATCCTTTTTCCATAAAAGCCCCTTTCTAAAAGATTCTCGTCTTCAAAGCTCTTTCAATACCTCTTTCAGTTTCTATATCTCTTTCAACATTTAGTCCTCTTAATGCTCTATATACCTTTTTTTCGTCTAACTTCTCTTTATTACAAAAATCTTTCACTGTTAAATCTTTTTGTAAGAGCAATTTTTGAAAGGTTTTTAAACTTCTATCCCTATTTTTAATAAATGCGGGTATCTTATTACATAGTGCTAAAACTTCAGCTTCTCTTTCTTCTAATTCTCCATTTAAAAGTTTTTTAAACTCGTATTGACTTAGATTAAGTTCAATCATTACTTTTTGTAAGCTTATTTCTGAATCAATCAATTTCTTTTTTAATTCAATTATTCTTATTAATTTCTCTCTATATTGCTCTACCTTCTGTTCTATACACATTTTCAAGCTCCTTTTCTAACTTTAAAATCATCTTTCTATATGTTGCTGGGTGCTTCTTTAAATGTTCCAGCATTCCTTTTATATAAATTTCTCTTTTCATTTGCTTTCCTTTTTGATATAATCAAAATGAAATGTTTGCTATGGACATCACAACTTTGCCGAGGGGTGATGCCCTTTTTCATTTTAATCATTGTAATATTGATAACCTGCTCTCCTATAATATTGTCTTAAACTATATATATCTTTTAATCTTAAATACTCCACTGCCTCCTCTTCTTTTCCACATTTAACAAACATTTCTAATGCTATTGAATGTCTTAAATCATCAATAGAATAACTTTTACCTAAATATTTTTTTGTGTTTTGAGTATTCCAATAATATAAGGTTGTAAAATCTAATTGAAAAATCTTATTTTCAAGCTCATATTTTTCTGCATACTTTAATAAATCCCTTGCTAGATCTCTACTTATCTTTTCTCCCAATAAAGTTGACTTTGAATAGTCTATATCTTCAACTTTTATTTCTACTATTTCCTTGAAAAAAAGCCCCCTTTCCTTTATGATTTGATATATAAGCCTTTCTCTTTCTGGTACTGAGTTTTGCAATATATTGAACTGCTCCATTGTTAGAAAGTCTTTAACTTTGAAGACTCTTTTATATCTCTTAATATTTTCAGTTATATCCAAGCCCAGCACTTCCTCAAAGAAAAATTCCAAAGCATTAAGCTCTACTAATACTGTATTTACTGATAATTCCATTAACTTTTTATCTAGGTATCTAATCACATCTTCCTTTTTTACATCTATCACTTCCTTATTTGTTGCTTCTAAAAAATCTTGTACTGCCTTTTTATATATCTTTTGTGTTGCTACTGAATAATCTCTATATGCCATTTCTGTTTGTAAACTTAGTAAGTCAAAATAAAATTTATTCATTTTCAATAACTATATCATCTCCATATCTTTCATTATTTTCATTTTCTATGTCTGCTCCATAAACTTCATCTGTTAAATCATTTACAACTTCTATTATTGTGTCTATTTTCTTTTTAATCTGTCTTATATCCTCTCCCATTTCCTCCACTTTTTTAAAAAAGTCTTGTGATTTTTCAAAAAATTCAAAAATTGTGTTTATTTCTTCATCTCTTTTAGTTATGAGAAACATCATTTTATCCAACTTTGGCTCAAATGTTGCTGGTACTCCTGAAGATAAAACCATTTCATTTTTCTTTATTTTTGTAAGCATTTGTTTTGAGAACTCTTTTATAAACTTTCTGAACTCTTTGGCTTTCTCAGTATTAGCCAAGAAAGCTACCTCATAGATTCCTGCTTCTGTAAATATCCTTTTTTCCCTTTTCTTTAAGATTCCCCCTTCATTGTTTAGAACTTTCTTTAAATATGAATATTCCTTATTTTGTAAGTTTGGATTATTTTCTATAATTTTTTCCACTGTTTTTCTAGTTTCAAAATGTAATCCCTTTGTTAGCTCATCAATATCCATTTCAATCTCATTATTGTTATTGATTGTTAATTGAAGCTCAGTGTCTCCAAATCTTACCAAGCTATTTTTATTGCTCATTTTCTCCTCCATTCAATTAGGTTTTAATTATTATTCAAGTTCTAAAGTTTTCTATAAGCATTCCCCCTTTATTGATTTTTTTCCTCTTAAAAGCTATAATTTAATTAAAACTTTGGGAGGTACTTTTTGTGAAATTATTTAATAATAAATTATCTATGTTATCTTTTATTTTTATTAAAAGAAAAGTTGAATATAATGAACTTATAAAAATAAATAAACTACTTACAGAGTCATTAATTCAAGATAAATTATTAATCTTATCTGAACATTATGTTGAGGACTTTCCTCTTTCTTATAATCGTTTTTATAGACTTTCATTTAAAGGAATAATAAAATTATTTTTTTACTATATTTGCCTTATATCTTTATTCTTTTTAACCAATTTTATTTACCCATTAATAAGTCAATTATTTAATGATTATGTCTTAAATAAAATACTTTCTTAGTAGCCCAATTACTATGATTAGAATAATTAAAAATACTGTAATTTCTCCTATCAAGGTAAATACTGATTCTTTTCTTTTTTCTTTCCTTATGTCTTCCTCCTCTTGGATATATTTATGTAATATGTATATTTCTTTATTTATTCCCCTGAATATTTGCTCAAACTCCCACCCTTCTTCTAGTAATCTATTTACTTCATCAATATCAGTTTTAAATTTTGTTAATATTCTTATTCTTATCACTTCCTTTATAAGATTTTAAATAATGGACTAATGAATAAATTATCTAGTTTCCCAGCATTATCTAATTCTTTTAGCTCATTAGCAGTTATTATTTTGAAGTCTGTACTTCCATAAGCTCTCACTAAATAACATAGCTCTATATTAGGTGCTTGTTCTTTAATTGCTGTTCTTAGTTCAAACCAATTAAAGTCTGTTATAACTTCTTCTATTGGTATATATTCCCCCTTTTTATATTTGTTTAAAATATTCAGTCTTCTGAAATCTATTTTTCTTTCTTTTGGCTCTTCCACTTTAAATACTTTCTTTTCTCTTAGTGCAATAATTGATGCTAACCAGAAGTAAATACTTATACTTCCATAAGTTATTATCTTAAGTATCTTATCCAC